TTATACCTTTGTAGTATAATTAATAAAAATGAAATTTCAAATAAAACTAAAAAAAGAAGATAATATATATGAAGCTTATCTAACTTTTATAAATAATATTTTTGGAGATAATAAACTAACTGATTTAGAGATTAGAATATTAGGAACCTTAATGATGATTAAAAATAAATATAAACATCTTGAAGCAGAGAAATTAAACAAGCTTTTATTTCACAAAGAAACTAAGAAAAAGATTAGAGAATATTTATCTATATCTGAAGCTGTTCTTAATAATACTACTAAAACCCTTAGAGCTAAGAACTTTTTAAAGTTTGATAAGATAATAATCCCTAATCCAGAGATTGTTAATAATAGATTAGAAATAACTTTTACTTTAAATAAAGATGGAGAATAAATATTATACTCCTACAATTGAAGAGTTTCATGTTGGATTTGAGTTTGAGTTAAAAGATTATTTAGAATATCAAGTAGATAAAGATGTACATGTATTAAATAGAGGTTGGGATAAACAGGTAGTTACTTTTGATTTTTTTACTAAAAATAAACTAATGCCTTATTTTATACAATCTACTAGAGTTAAATACCTAGATCAATCTGATATAGAAAGTTTAGGTTGGATAAAAGAAAAAAATTGCTTTGTTAAAAACAATTGGAGATTATACTTATATGGAAATTCACATGTACAAATACAATCTTCAGGTAATTTAAATTTTAATGGTATAATCAAAAACAAATCTGAATTAATTAAACTATTAAAACAATTAAGAATTAATGAATAAAACTGAAGAAAAAATAATTAAAGATTTAGTTCAGAAATATAATCTTCCTTTTGAAGTTATTGAATCAATAGTTATTTCACCTTTTCAGTTTGTTAATAAAACTATGAAAGAGATGAAACTTTCTGGAGAATACAAAACAATCTTATTGCCTAAGTTTGGTAAGTTTGCTCCTAGTCTAAGAAAAATTAAATTATATGAAGAAAATTATAGAAATAATAAAAGCTTATTGGAATTATCTGATAAAGCCAAAGAATAAAACATTACAAGAAAAAAGATTAGAAATTTGTACTCCTTGTAAATCTAATTCAACTTCAGGAGTTATAAATAAACATTCTAAATGTGAACTTTGTGGATGCTATTTGCTTGTGAAAAGTAATAATAAAACCAGCAGTTGTCCTGCTAATAAATGGAAAAATTAATATGAGTGTAAAAATAGAAATTAAAAATTGTATTCCTGAAGGATATACATTAACAAAAGAATCAAAAGATACTTCAATTACTTTAAATGATAAAGGATTAGAGTTTGAATTTGATTATGTAGCAGATGGAGCTACAGAAGTAGAATATGATCCTCATGAAGGAGATTCTATGTTAGAAGGTAAAAATATACAAAAGAAAATGGTAAATGGTTCAATTTTTAATATTGAAACAGGATTTATACATATCTCAGATATTTACATAATCTCTAAAAGTACAACACCTTACTTTAAAAATGAGAAAGCTGAAAAACAAAATAAAAAATCTTATAGATATACTGTACAAACAGGAGATGTATTTTTTAGTATAAATACTAAAGAAGAACAAGAAGAAATATATAAAACCTTAATTGGTTGGTTTAATGAATATAAAAATAAATAATATGGAAAATAAAACACTAGACAACACAACAGCTAATCAAGCTAAAAATCAAGTATCAGATATTCAATTCTGGGGTAATGGAGATGCTTGGAAATTATTAGGTAAAGCATCAAGTAAAAATGAAGGTTGGATGAAATCTTCTAAAGCTTATGAAATTGAAGGAGTAGGATGTATAGTACAAGTAACTACTCAGCAAGGAGTTAATGTAGCTGAAGCATTATCATTTGTTCCAGGAGTTAAAATTTCTGAAGGAAAAGATACTGATGGAAAAGTAAATTGCAGACAATTAATTAAAATATAATATGATAAATTTTACACCTATAGGAAATGGAGTTATAGTTGAACTTCATGAACAAAAAGAAACTACACCTGGAGGAATTATCCTTGCAGATACAGTAGAAAATAAAGAAGAGTTATTAAAAACAAGTTATGAAGGAGATATTGTTTTAGCAATAGGTCCAGATTGTAAACAAGTTAAAGTAGGAGATTTAGCTTACTTTAATATTCAAGCATCATTTAAACCTTGTGTTATAAATGGTAAAAGATATTTGTTATACAGAGAAGGAGATATTAATGTTATTATAAATAAGTAATGAATACTTTATTAGATAAATTAGAAGACTTTGATGAAGAAGATAAAAAATATATTAGACCTTTAGATGTAGATGAAGAAAAACCTGAATATTCAAAATTAGAAACTTGGATAGATACAGATTATAATTATATCTATAAACCTTTTTGTAAATGGGATGGTATAACTTATGAAAAGAAAATTAAAAGATTAGATGAAAAAGATATTACTGATTTAGGATTTCAATTTCTAAGTGGATTAAATTCATGTGATTTTAATTATAAAAGACAACTGTTATACAAAATTAATAAATCAAATGGTCTATCAGTTTTACTTTACTTTGAGAATATGGCTGATGGTTCTATTATTATAGAAGAACAATTAACTCAAAGACAAAAAGAATTTGGTGATTCTACAATTAAAAATATAATATTCAAAGGTAAATTAAGACACAAATTAGATTTAAAAAGACTTATGATACAATTAGGAATAATATCAGAAAGAACTTTAATAGCTTTATACGAATTAGATTTAAATAAATAAAAATGGATAATAAAAAGAAATTAGAAATACTTAATAGACTTACTAGAGATGGAGATATAACTTTAGAAGAAGCTTTAATATTGTTAGAACCTGAAAAAGAATATGTTTATATTCCAAATAATAATAATCCTTGGATACAACCTAATAGTCCAACTATTAATCCATATACTAATCCAATAATTCCTGATTGGACTTATAGACCTGGAACAATAGGTTGTGGAACAAGTACTACTTTAATTCCATCAACTTGTAATACAGTTTCTTGTGTTTCTAATAATTGTATTTGTAAAAAATAAATATGAAGATATTTGAATTAATTGCTAATCAACCTATTATAACTGCTGAAGCTTTACTTATACCTCAATTTAAAAAAATTTGGGATATGGATAAATCTAAAGATAAAGGACAAGCTATAAAAGAACTTTCTTACATTTATCTTACAACAGATTACAAAAGTATTTATGCTAGTTTTCCTCATGATATTAAAATAGATACAGTTAGTAAAGACTTATTTAAAACTAGTTATAAACCTAGTAAAGAAGTATTAGAAGGAATTGAAAAATATGAAGAACTTCAAGATAGTTTTAATATGCAATTTTTAAAGTCTGCTAAATTTGCTGCTGAAAAAAATATGCAATACTTCCGTTCTGTAGATTATGAAGAAAGAGATATTAAAGGAAACCCTGTGTATAAAATTAAAGAAGTACAAGCAGCTCTTAAAGATTGTGGAGGAGTAATAGATACATTAGATAAATTAATGGATAAAGTAGCTAAAGAACAAAAACTATCTGAATCTAGAAGTAGAGGTGGAGGAGAAGGTAGTTTCTTTGAACAGAGATAATGAATATAAATGAAATAAATGAAATAACTGCTACTAGGCAGCATTTCCAAGAATATAAAAGATATACTAATTTGTTACCAGGTTCTTCTTCTTGGATTAAATTCTGGGAAGAAGAAAGACAAAGATGTATATTTGGTTATCATATAGGTTCAGATTTTATACCTGGTTATTTTTATGACTATCTTAATTACAGTCCTATTATGATAACTAAAGAAACTAATCCAGATAAAGTAACTACTGGACAAGTTCAAGCTGATAGGATAGAAGGATTTCCTAACTTTTGGGACGGTGATACTGATTGGTTTAAATATTTAGATGAAGCTGAAAATTCTGGAGAACATGCTTTCATGGGTGGTTCCAGAGGTAAAGGTAAATCCTTTAAAGCTGGTTCTATGTTATGTAGAAATTACTTTCATTTAGAAAAATCAAAATCTTATGCTTTTGCTTATTCATTAGAGTTCTTAACAGGTGATGGTATTATTACTAAAGCTTGGGATATAATGGACTTTAGAGATACTAATACTCCTTGGGGTAAAAGAAGACAATATAAAAATACTGATTTACATAGAAGAAGTTCTTTTCAAGAAATAGACTCTGAAGGATTAAAAATTGAAAAAGGTTGGAAGTCTGAAATTATTGGAGTTACTGTTGGAGATGATATAGATAAAGTCAGGGGAAAAAGGGGTAAATTAATTATTCTTGAAGAAGCAGGTAATTTTAGAAAACTAGGAACTGGTTGGAATATATTAAGACCATCAATGGAAGATGGTAAAAGAACTTTTGGTCTTATATTAGGTATAGGTACTGGTGGTACTGAAGGAGCTGCTTCTGCTGGATTTGAACAATTATTTAGAAATCCTAAATCTTATAGAATACATCCAGTTATTAATAAATGGGAAGTAGGTAGAGAAAATACTGAATGTGGATATTTTTGGTCAGCAGCTGTTAACTATTCTGGAGCTTATGATGAAATAACTGGAGAAAGTCATATAGATACAGCTACTAATTTAATTCTAGAAGATAGAAAGTTAGTTGCTCAAAGTTCTGATCCACATGCTTTAACAAGAAGAAAAGCTGAATTACCTTTAACTCCTTCTGAAATGTTAATGAGAATTAGTGGAACTCAATTTCCAATTGGTCTATTAAAAGAACAAGAAGCTGAAGTATTTACTAAACCTCATTTGTATAAAGATTTAGATTACTATGTTAAATTTGTTTTAGACCAAGAAACTCAAAAGTTCAAAGCTATAAATGATTTAGAGGCTACTCCATTATTAAAAGCTGGACAACAAGACAATAAAAATATGCCTGGAGCTTTCATTATATATGAACATCCAGTTGAAGGTTCTCCAATAGGTAGATATGTAGCAGGAATAGATAGTTATGATTTTAATGAATCTACAACTAATTCTTTGGGCTCAATGTTTATAGCTGATTTATTTACTAGAAGAATAGTTGCTGAATATACAGGAAGACCTGAAGCTACAACATTTTATGAAACTTGTAGAAGAGGATTACTTTATTATTGTAATGCTCAAGCTAATATTGAAAATGCTAATAAAGGTATATTTGATTATTTTGATTCTAAAAACTGTGGATACTTAATAGCAGATACTTTAAATATTGTATCAGAATATAATGAGTCTGTTAAAGCTAAAACAACTAGTACTAGAAAAAGAGGTCTTACTCCTAATGAAAAGATTAATGCTTATGCTAGAGGTATGATAGCTGAATATTTAAAAACATCTACTAATAATCCAGAGAAACCAGAAGAATTATTTATTCATAAATTTAGATGTTTACCTGCTATTGAAGAAATGATTAATTGGAATAGTGATGGTAACTTTGATAGAGTATCATCATTAGGTTGTTTAATACTAATAATGAATGATAGATTAAAATACCCAATAGAAGAAAGATTTCAACAAGATGATTTAGATCCATTTTTTACTAGAAACTTTAAACCAAATTCAGGTTTTAGCTATACGCAAAATGGATTAATAGTTCCTAACTGGTTAACTAATACTTAATATAACTTATATTTGTAATATTTTTTATACATGAATTTTTCAACATTTAAGCAATTACCAAGACAAGCCATACCTGATAGTAAGAAAGATGAACAATGGGGAAAAGATTGTGTTGATGCTTGTGAAGGTTTAGTAATTCTTTTTAATGATGGAGCTAGAGAATCCAGGATAAATAAACAAAACAATTATAATCTTTATAATGGTATTATAAATCCAAAAGAATTAGAAAGAATAGCTAACCCATATAACTTACAAGGTCAAACATTTCCATCAAGTCCTAGGAATATTCCTATTACTGAACCATACTTTAAAAAATTATTAGGTGAAGAATATAATAGAAGATTTGATTGGCATTTAGCTGTTATTAATGAAGATGCTGTTTCAAGTAAACTTGAACAACAGAAACAAATGCTAGATCAAACTATTGTAGATATAATAAAACAAAAAGCTAATTTAACTCCTGAACAATTACAAGATCCTGAAGTTCAAAAGCAAATGGAACAACAAATCCAAGAAGCTTTAGATAATACTATGGAAATTAGAGATGAGAGAGAATTAGCTGGAACCAGGATATTAGAATATTATACTAGAAAGTTAGATCTAAAAACATTATTTAATAATGGATTTGAAGATGCTTTAATAGCTGGAGAAGAAGTCTATTGTGTAGATGAGATTAATAAAGAACCTTTTGTTAGAAGATGTAATCCTTTAATGACTTATTTCTTAACTAATCCTCATTCACATAAAGTAGAAGATTCTAATATTATAGTAGAAGAACAATATTTACCTTTAGGAGAAGTATTAGATAGATACCATAAATATTTAACTAAAAAAGAAGTTCAAGAATTAGAAGATACTAATTTTAATGGAGGAACTAGAACAGGTACTGATAAAAATGTAATTAACTATGGACAATCTATTCAATGGAAAGATTCTTCAGATATAGAATTATTTGTTGGACCAAATATGAATAATGCTTCAAATGATTTTAATAACTATAGAGTATTAAGATGTGTTTGGAGATCAATTAGATTAATTAAGATTTTACATTATTTAGATGAAAATAATGAAGAACAACAAACAGAAGTCCCTTCTTCTTTTAAACCGGATAAATCTTTAGGACAATGGACTGAAGATATGCAAATTGGAGAATTTTGGGAAGGTACTAAAATAGCAAATAAATATTATGTTAAAGTTCAACCAAGATCTATTCAATTTAGAACTCTAAATAATATTTCTAGTTGTCAATCAGGTTATGTAGGTTCCATATACAATACTAATGGTCAAAAGGTTTTTTCTTTTATGGATAAAATTAAACCAGATCATTTGATGTATATAACAATGGCTTATAGAACTGAAATGGCTTTTATGAAAGCTAAAGGTAAAATAGGTTTATTAGATAAAGCTTTAGTACCTGATG